TTTAATGATGAACTTATTTTAGAACTTTTAGAAGAATTGGATTCGTGGGACGGAACTGGATACAACTTAGACGACTTCGATAAGATGGATGGACTCTATGAAGCGCCATTACCTAATTTAAAAGATGAGAAAGACGAAGATAAACCTTCTGTTGCGCCTCCTGCTTCAAGCGAAACAGAACACCTTGTTCGTATTGGACTTTATGTAATCGAAGCCGATGAAGATGAACTCAACTCTTTAAGTAAAGGCTTACGAGAGTTAAGTAAAGATAAAAAAGGACAAATCGAACACCTTAAAGAACGATTAGGATTCAAAGAGCAGGTGGTAAAAGGTAACCTTTTGGAACCTCATCATGTAATTATGGGTGGAACAGAAGTCGTACCGATTACCAATGTTAGACCTCACCCTCGCAATCCAAGAGAAGGTGATGTGGGAGCGATTAGCGAATCGCTTAAAACATTAGGTCAGTACAGACCAATTATTGTTAATAAAAATGACCTAACTATTTTAATTGGTAATCACACTTGGCACGCCGCCTACTCTTTAGGTTGGAAAGAGATAGCAGTAACTTGGATTGAAGTTGATGATGAACAAGCAATAAGAATCCTTTTATCAGATAACAAGACCGCTGACCTAGCAACTTATGATGATGAAGAATTACAAATACTTCTAGCAAGCCTTACCGAGTTTAGTGGAACAGGCTTTGATGGTGACGATGTGGACTCAATACTTCGAGGCAGTGAAGGAACTCCAATACCAAAGACGGTTAAAGGACAAGTTGGAACATTAACATTCAAGGTGTCGAGAAGTGAGTTCCAAATATGGCAAGATGAACTTCCTCTAAACCATGACGAGGCGTGCAAGGTAATAGCAGAACGACTGTTATTAACAAACTGGAAAGTAAGAAAGGTAAATCAATGATTGCTCCCGATTTAAAATCACTAGCAGTTCCTATTGAGAACTTAACCCCTATGGCTGGTAATCCACGAAAGGGAGATGTTGAAGCAGTAAAGCGTTCTTACGAAAAGTTCGGACAACGCAAACCAATTGTGGCTCGCCGATTAGGAATAAGTGAAAACGGTTTTGCTACTGGAACTGTTACAGCAGGCAATCATCAACTCGAAGCGGCTCGTGCTTTGAAATGGAAAGAGATTGCAGTTGTATTTATTGACGAAGATGAGAACACCGCTAAGGCTTTTTCATTAGCGGATAACAGAACACACGACCTTGGAACTTACGATGAAGGCGAACTTAATCTTTTATTGAAAGAGATGGAAGCCTTCGATGCTGATTTGTTTGCCGCAACTGGATACAACAGCGGCGATATTGATGTTATTTTAGAATCTCTTGGTGGTTCAAAAGAAGAAGCCGCACTATCTCAACCCGATAGAGGCGAACTCTTATCGCTTCTTAATGTTGCTTATGGCGAACCTAAGACTGAAGTGTTTAGTGGCGATGTATGGAAACTAGGCGTTCATCTTTTAGTAATTGCTGATGTAATGAAAGAGTGGGAAAAGTATGTTAAGTATTTAGAGAAAGGACTTTTGTTCCTTCCTTATCCCGGTCCGTATATTGCTTTGTCGTATAAGTTAGACCAAACGCCAGCAATAATGGTTCAACCAAATGTTTATTTAGCAGGACACATCATTGATAAATATATTGCCGTCCGAGGTGCTGACTCAGCAAAGAGGGTTCATCGTGATTAAAACTGGAGGTAAATGGAATCCAAATGACCGCCATGTAATTTGGTTGGCTGGAAGTATTGGAACCCTCGAAAAAGGAAACATACCAAAGACTCACGACTGGTTTCTTATTGCCGTTAATGAATTAAATAATCAAAAAGATATTGATGCGGTTGAAAAGTTAATTGATGAAGGCGCAAAGGTGTTGTTGGACTCAGGTATTTTTTGGCTAACAAATGAACACAAACGCAAGCATGGAATTACAATGGACGAAGCGCTTGCTCTTGCGCCTGATGAGATTGATAACTTCGATAAACTTTGGGACCGATACCTTGCAGTTAATAAAAGACTTGGCGACAAAGTGTGGGGATATATGGAACTCGACCAAGGTGGCGCAAAGAACAAAAGGATTACTCGTAAAAAACTTCACGACCTTGGTATCAATCCAATACCAGTTTGGCATCCATTAAACGATGGTGCTGAATACTTTGATGAACTTGCTGAAAATTATGACCGTATGTGTCTTGGTAATATCGTTCAAGCCAATACCGCTACACGATTAAGACTTCTTCATACTCTTTGGGAGAAACATCGTAAGTATCCTGACCTTTGGGTTCATGTTCTTGGTATGAATCCTTCTGAAGTTTTTAATGCAATTGGTATTGATAGTGCTGACGCTTCAACTTGGATTGCTCCAGTTCGTTGGGGTTCATTTCCTCATCAAGCAATGAACGATGCTTACCTTGAACACATGGAACCTGAATGGCGTTCAATGTATTCGGCAGATGAAAGAGTTCAAGTTGGTATTAATGATGATGGAAAGATTCTCCAAGCCGCCGCTATCTCTATGAACCACGCTCAAATTGGTTGGAGAGATTTCTATAAACGGAGAGCAGATTTAATTGGAGATGTTATTTACCCACCACTAGACGAAAAGGAATCGGCATAATGGGACTAATCAGTAGAAGGATTACAGTTAGATGGACTCGAGAAGGTTGGCATTGTTGGCCTGAAGCCGAAGGGACAAGAGATTATCTTGCCTCTCGTCATCGACATTTATTTTATTACGAACTAACAGTAAGTGTTGGACACAACGATAGAGAAATTGAATTTCACGACTTACTTGAGTTTGCTTCTGCCGCTTCTGTTGGTGGGGAACTAGGAAGACGCTCTTGTGAAGATATGGCTGAAGTTGTTCTTAAAGCGGTTCGTGACAAATATCCCGACAGAAGTTACTCTTGCACCGTATGGGAAGACAATGAAGTAGGCGCAACAATTCAATGGGACGGAATGTAAATGAAATATCAAAGCACTAAACGATGGGGACATGAACAAGGACTATCTTGCGCCTTTCGTCAATGGAGAGCAGAAAGTCACTGCCACTTTGTACATGGATACGCCTTAGCGGTTAAGTTTATTTTTGAAGCCGAAGAACTCGACCACCGAAACTGGGTAGTAGATTTTGGCGACTTGAAAGAGTTGAAACAAAAAGTTGCAAACCTTTTTGACCATAAAACTGTCGTAGCCGAAGACGACCCACAATTGGAATGGTTTATGAAAGCAAGCAAATTAGGTATTTTAGATTTAAATGTATTACCTAATGTCGGTTGCGAAGCCTTTGCTGAAACCATTTATCACATGGCAGTCGATTACTTAAATGAAAAAGGTTATTCGCCTCGTGCTCGTTTAGTAAGCGTTGAAGTATCTGAACACGATGGCAATTCTGCGTTGGTAACTACATGAGCATCTATGTAAGCGAAATCTTTGGTCCAACAATTCAAGGCGAAGGACCTTCTTCGGGTCGGCGATGTGCTTTTGTTCGATTAATGACTTGTAATCTAACTTGTAGTTGGTGCGATACGCCTTACACATGGGACTTTAAAGGTCTTAATGGAACTGCTTATGACCGAGAAAAAGAAGAAACATTTATGTCTGTTGAAGACATTTACCAAGCAATCAAAAAGTTAGATGTTGAGCGAGTTGTGTTCTCAGGTGGAGAGCCAATGATGCATAAAAGGGAATTAGTTCCTGTCTTTGAACTTCTTGCTTTTGATGGAATCGCTATTGAAATTGAAACTAATGGAACTATTATTCCTGACCCTGAACTCTTTCCTTTGATAACTCAAATTAATTGTTCTCCTAAATTAAATAATTCCGGCGTTCTTCTCAAGAAGCGTAGAAAGCCTGAAGTTCTCAAAGCATTAATGGCTTCGGGGACTCCTGTGGCGTTTAAGTTTGTGTGCCAATCAAAAGAGTGCTTAGATGAGGTTGAGGCAATTCAATTAGAGGCAGGGATACCTGACCGAAACATTTGGATTATGCCTGAGGGAAGAAGTACTGAGGAGTTAAACAGACACATGGAAGTTATTGCTAACGATGCGATTGCTCGCGGTTGGAATATAACTCCACGAACCCATGTCGCCATTTGGGGCGCAAAGAGAGGTCACTAATGAGTGAGGTAACAGAACCGCAAGCAAGAGAAGCAGTAAAAGTATTGCTTGGATATATTGGAGAAGACCCTGAGCGAGATGGACTTTTAGATACTCCTAAAAGAGTTGCTAAAGCATTACGCGAAATGACTGAGGGTTACAGAGAAGACCCAAAAGCAATTCTTTCAACTAACTTTGATGTGCCTTTTGACCAAATGGTAACTCTTAAAGACATTCCTTTTGTAAGTATGTGCGAACATCACATGCTTCCATTTGAAGGTAAGGCTTCAGTTGCTTACATTCCCAATGGACGAGTTGTAGGACTTTCAAAGTTGGCTCGAGTTGTAGATACCTTTGCAAAGCGACTTCAAGTCCAAGAAAGACTTACTCAAGAGATTGCTGATGCTATTAACACTCATGTTGGCGCATTGGGAGTAGGAGTGATAGTTAAATCTCGTCATACTTGTATGTGTTACCGAGGAATTAAAAAGAATGGAACAATGGTTACCTCTGTTACTCTTGGTCTGATGAGAACAGACTTAGCGGCACGAACAGAATTCCTAACGCTAACGGGAGAGTAACTTGGCTGGTCGGAACACAAAACTAACCGAAGAAGTTCAAAACGAATTTACTCGGTTAATTGCTCAAGGCATTTTCGTAAGACAGGCTTGCGAATTTATTGGTGTTTCCGAACAAACCATTTACAACTGGATGGCTAGAGGTAGTGCTGAAGTCCTTCGATTAGAAAATAATCCTCGTTCTAAGCCTTTAGCGAAAGAAGCACCTTTCGTTGAGTTCTTTCGACAAGTTAAGAAAGCAGAAAACACAGCCGAGGTAAGGTCTGTTACTCAATGGCAGAACGCTATTAGAGATGGCGATTGGAGAGCGGCAAAAGACTTTTTAGCAAGACGATTCCCTGACCGATGGAGTCCTCGAATTGAAATAACTGGAGCCGAAGGTGCTCCTGTTCAAGTGAATATGAATGTGGATGTCGTTACACTTGAGCAAAAGGTTTTAGCAGTATTGGAGGCGCGTAATGCCAACGCCATATCTGGAGGCGATTCTATCATCGACTCCGACTGAGCGAGCGACTATCTATGCGACCTTAACTGACGAAGAACGCAATTACATTGTTCGACTTTTAGATGCTTACTTACACAACCCTTATTTGATTTATGAAGAAGACCCAGTTGGTTTTATTGAAAAAGGTTTAGGCGAAACGCTTTGGACTAAACAAAAAGAAATTGTTACTTCCGTTCGAGATAATAAAAGAACCGCCGTTCCTGCTTGCCACGCTCCCGGAAAATCTCACATCGCCGCAAGAATTATTGCTTGGTGGATTGCAGTACATCCTGTTGGAACCGCTCAAGTAGTAACAACAGCAACAACATTTCGACAGGTGAAAAATATCCTTTGGCCTCATATTCGAAAACTTGTAAAGAAGTCGAACATTGGCGGTGAAGTAAATCAGGTTGAGTGGAAGATAGATGGCGAGTTAGTTGCCTTTGGATTTTCTCCTGCCGATACAGATGAGACCGCAGTTCAGGGTATTCACGCTCCACACTTGTTAGTTGTAGTTGATGAGGCTGGCGGTCTTTCTCAAACTCTTGGTGTTGCACTTGAATCTCTAATGACTGGTGGACACACAAGACTTTTATTACTTGGGAACCCTCCAACCGATAACGAAGACTCTTGGTTTGAACGAGCCTGTAATTCAGATTTGTATAATGTAATTCCGATTGGTGCATACGACACTCCTAACTTCACAGGCGAGTCTGCTGGTATATGTCGCTCATGTCCAGCAAGCGTGGCTGAACATTCTGTTTCTTCTCACTTAGTAGATGAAACTTGGGTTAGAGATGTTATAAATGAATTTGGAGACGACTCTGCTTTTGTCGAGGCTCGTGTTCATGCTCGCTTTCCTCGTATGTCCACAAATCGAACTATTCCTTATAGTTGGCTTGAGGCTTGTACAGAAAACGATAATCCTTTAACCGATAACAGAATTAAACTTGGCGTGGATGTGGCTTCTGATGGTGGAGATGAGTTCGTTATTGCATGGGCTGATGGTTATGTAGGAACAGTTCGTCATCGTTCATCAGGAAGTGCTAACTCTAATCCTGTCGATGTGGCTGGACAGGTATTACAACAAATAAAAGAAGCCGAACAGATTCATCGAGAGAGACAAATAAAAGAACCTGTCGTTGTAAAGATTGACTCCATTGGAGTTGGTTGGGGAGTAACTGGAATCCTTAAACGATGGAGAGACGAACAAATGCACTCAGCAATTATTGTTGCCGTTAATGTTGCCGAGCGAGCAAAAGACTCAGGTAAGTTTCATAATCAAAGGTCTGAGATGTGGTGGAACTTTCGAACACTTGTTCAACCAATTACCACCGACCAAGGAGTTACTCAAAGCATCAGGCTCGATGTCGATACAAAAGCGCTCGCCCAGTTATCTGGTCCGACTTATAAATCAGACTCAAGTGGTCGAATAGTTATTGAAAGTAAAAAAGATATGAAGCGAAGGGGAATGAAATCTCCTGACCGAGCGGAAGCCATACTCTTAGCCTTCTATCAACCGCCCGGACAACATTATGGCGACATAACCTTTGGTTCATTAACTCAAAAGAATGAGTGGAAAAATCTTTAAACTAATTTGACTTTAATTGTAATTAGATATTAAATGTCTTTACTGGTTCGCAATGATACCCGAGTAAGAATGTCGTAGTCGGCATCACCAGTCCCCTTGGGTAACGACTTGTTCCTGTAGCAAATCGTTTGGGAGAAGAAGCGCCGCTCCGGAAACTAAGCGGCGCTTTTTCGCGTTCCTGCACCTTTTGCCCTGAATCACCTCAAAGTCGCTCAAATCGGCTCCTACGCGTTTTTTCCCCGCAGGGATTCGAGGCTTGCCTGCCGTAATTGCGCCAAAATGTAGTTGTCGGCTTGGTTATGTAGTTTGTATGGTGGGACTGTAAATCATCGTGATTTACGACCTTACCCAAGGAGAAAAAAATGACTACAACAACACCATTCGGAGCAACAGTAAGACCAATGACTACACAATCAGACATCACAGAGATTTCTTTTGAAGATATCAAACAAACATACCGAGGAAACCTCGGATGTGCTTGTGGATGTAATGGAGATTATTTTTATCCAACAAACGAAGACCAAGTAGAGGAAGTAAAAAAACACCTCAAGTATATCAATCGTGCAATTGCAAAAGGTCGCTTTGAGTTCTTCGGAAGCGGTATTGAGGTTCTTCGTCCTTCTCTTACTTCAGTAACTCGTATTTATTTCAAAGATGGAATCGACATTATGCAAATGGTGAGTGGTCGTATCTCTCGCCAAGTAAGAGTTTCAAACGAACCAATCCCAACACCCGAGGAGAATCAAATGAATACAATCCAAAAGTTCAGCCCGACAGTAATTGAACTTGGCTCAGCCGATTCAGTTGTAATTACAAAAGACGGCAAAGTTGTTGGCTTCGTTGAAGTCAAGCGTGTTCGTAATGGCAATACAGAACTTCTAGCAAACCCAGTTTGTCTTTCTGGTAACTGGATGGCTCCAGATTCAGAACGCGTTTACAACTCATTCGCTACAACATTAGCAACAGAAGTTGATTCTCTTGAAGACCTAGCATCAGCAAGCAACTTCATCAAGTTTATGAATAAGGAGAATGCATAATGTCTAGACTTAATTATCATATAAACGGCACTCCAAAATTCGTTGTTTTAAAAGGAAAGACAGTAGTGACTCCAAAATGTGACGGCTGTTTAAATAACGACCACGAATACTGTGCCAAGCGTTGCGGTTGCGACTGCTGGCACCAAGATTAAAACCCAACTACCCAAGGAGATAAAAATGAATACAAACACACTTCCACAAGTTCCATCTCAGATTGCTACTGATACTGTTATGGGAGCCACCGATAAGCAGATTGCCTTTATCGAGAAGTTAATGACCAAGATTGGTCAGAAGGCTGAAGGCATTGATTCTGTCGATGCAAGAGGCGCTCTAGGTGCAAACGAGATGATTCGCAAGCACCTTGCCAACAATGGATTGAGTAAGCGTCAGGCTTCTCAACTTATTGAATCTTTAATTCGCACCAGCGAAATGAACTTCGGAACACCAGTTGTTCCTGTCCAACAACCAGTTCGTGCGCCACGAGTAGAAGCACCAATCGGTATTTATCGTGAAGGTGAAACTATTTACTGCGTTCGCAAGGCTCGTCAATCAGAACGAGTTTATGCTTACCAACTCATAACCACAGAAGGCGAAAATCCTCGTTGGGATTATGTTGCTGGAAAGGTCTTTGAACTCAAAGTTGAGAACATGATTTCACTTGAAGTCGCTCAACAGTACGGACGCAAAACTGGAATCTGCTGTATCTGCGGTCGTTATCTAACAGACGCTGAATCTGTAACCAAAGGAATTGGTCCAGTCTGCGAGCGCAAGTATTCAGTTCTTTATTCGAACGCCCGCGGATAAGCGAATGTGCTTGTCTTGGTTATGCATTCGGCTCTAAAATTACATCACCTAACCCAAGGAGGAAATATGAAGATGCAAAGAAAGTATGTAGTTCGTAGGCGAGTTGTATTAGCGATAGTTATTCTTCTCCTTACAACTCTCTTTACAGTAGCAACAAAAGATGTTTGTTATGTTGGAACCGATAAGGAGTATTCAAACTTCTTCGGTTATGGCTCTTGCACTCTCTTTATTGATGAGGCGGTGAACCAATGAGTAAGACAATGGTTATTTGTTCTAAGTGTGGATGGGAACTTGTTTTGCTTAATTGGATTTGGAAAGACCGCTTAGGTCACGACACTTGCGTTCACGATGAGCCGCACGACCCAGTAGAGAGGATTCGTAAATGAGAAATTATGTATTCATAAGCAATAAGAATGCTTTTGATATTATCGAAGAGCATTTAAATGGTTACACAATTCCAACTGCTTCCTTAGAAGTTTCTAAGAACGCTAAAGGAAAAGTAATTCATTTCTACAATTCATACTGGGCTTTGCGCTTATGCGACTTTGTTCAAGACCAACGCAACATGATTGCGTTCGACATTATGGTTCTCCCATTGAGCCAAGATGAGAAGCGAAGCGCAAGAGATACGGTTCGTTCTTTGACTCGTATCGCCGATGAATTAACTTTGGTTGGTAAGCAACTAAAAGAAAAGGAGGTATCAAAGTGAGAGTTGTTGAAACATTAATGTTGGCAAACGACCTTAAAGCAAAACTTTCTCATTCCGACTTCCGAGAAGTTCATGCTGTTCATCTAACTCAAGACCCTCGTTTCCACGACAGGATTTCTCAAGCAAGAGACATGGTTGAAGGAATGACTACAATCTTAAACGCTTCGAGTATGTATTTTGTCAAAGCCGAAATGACGGATTTGATTACCTTTGCTGGAGAACGACTTGACGAAGATGATGTTGTTAATGTTGAACTTGCTCCAACTAAACAAGGATTTGTTTATTTTGAAAAGCCTGTTCCTTTAAGTGACCTTAGAGGAACAACTCTAAACATAAACGCTCTGTTGTGGCACTTCACCAACAAAAATGACTTGGTTGTTTATATGTGGAACGACCAATACAGAACTCCTGACCCTGTCGCTTATCAGTTAAGAGAACAAGCACAAGAAGATTCAAACGCCAAGAAGTTTGTGGAAACTATTGGTCGTTGGGGTTTTGTTGGAATGCTGGCTTCTCGACATGGACAAGCGATTGGCAAACCCTTCATCGAGCAAGATGAATACACAATAAATCAATACGAAACAAATGAAGGCTTCACCCCTGTTCCTTCAGGTAACTTGATTCGAGTTTTACACGCTTACTGGTTATTAATGGACCAAACGCTTGTAAAAGTTTCAGATGAACACGCTGATAGGAAATTGGCAAGAACAATGAAGCGATTCGAATTGCCTAGTTATGTAACGGTAATGCAATACCGCCGAACAGAAACAATAGGAGAATTCGTTGGAGAGAGTTCCGTTGAATGGTCGCACCGATGGATAGTTCGTGGTCATTGGAGATGGCAACCATTTAAGAACGAAAAAGGGCAAGACGATAGGAAACGAATTTGGATTGCACCTTTTATGAAAGGACCTGAGGATAAGCCTCTAGTTCTAACCGACAAAATATATGCACTCACCCGATAAGAAAGAAGGAAACCCAAGATGGCACTAACAAAGACACAGGTAAAAGAAATCGCTACAACTGTTGGCACTACTTATATTGAAAAGCCAAGTACTGCGACAGAGATTTCATCTTTGCGTTCAAGACTTTGGCAAGCCGCCAAGCGTAACAACACAAAGGTAAGTTGTTCTATCGAAGGCGAGCGCATCGCTGTAACTGTTACACAGGGATAATGATGGAACAACAATATCGAGCAACAGTCTTCCTTAAGTTCTCTATGAACAAAGAGAAAATGAAGGAGTTGGGCTTTGATATTGAAATGCCTCCTTCAGGATTTCTTTATGACGATTTACTTCAACTCTTAAATGGAGAAGAAGGGGTGACGGTGGTGGAGTCAGCAGTAGTTAAAGAATGCACTCCACTACCGACACCAATGGAAGTCGTTCAAACAATCTGCGAAGGTTGTAATTTATTGAAGCCAACAAGCCTGACGGCTCTAGGACGAGTCTGTACAGACTGCAACGGAACAGTTGTTCCAATCCGTAGGAGAGAAGTTCACGGACCAACCATTAAAAAATAATTCCCTTACCCAAGGAGGAAAACATTATGGATGAACTTGATTTCACCCCACCAGTAGAGATTCAGCATTGTGCCTGTTGTAAGGCATACAAGGCGAATAGAGCGCCTCTTGAGCGAAATACAGTACGGATAGGCAAGAGAAGCCCGAAAACCTCTCAAATCGCCGCTGAACGGCTTTTACCCCGCACAGGAACTAAGCGCAAGACCGTCTTTGACTTGATTAAGGCGGCAGGCGATGTAGGACTCTGCGACCACGAAATTGAAGACTTAACTGGCTGGCTTCATCAATCCGCTTCATCAATCCGAAACGGACTTATGAATGATGGCTGGATTATGGATTCAGGCAAAAGAAGAAAAACACCTCAAGGGAATGGAGCGATTGTATGGATATCGATGGAATGAAAGTAGAAGGCTGGATTACCCGAACACCTTTGCCTGAAGAAGGTAAAGATGTTCTTTATGGAGTTTTTGAAGATAAGCAATCGGCAGAGGAATGGGCAAAGAACTGCTTGCCTACTACAACTGTCGAACCAGTTTTCATGCCACAGTTCAATAGGGGGTAACAAATGACTTACAACGGATGGAAGAATCGAGAGACTTGGAATGTCGCATTATGGCTTCAGAATGATTATGGACATTACAGCGCCATAACTAAGTTTATGGAGAACTATCAAGGCATCTCGCCTTACAAGGACTTCCTAGCGGAAGCAAACTTAAGTACTGAATCAACTGGCGATGGGGTCAAGTTCTTTGCTAACGCTTTGGACTACAACGAGTTAAACGACATGATGTGGGAGTTCTCGCCAAAAGGAACTCGAGCAGGAAACATAATCTCTCCGAGGTGATGAATCCGACACGCCGTTAGTTTCTAAACCCTAGTTTCTAAATAGTGTTAGCATTATGTTCCAAGGAGGAAGCATAATGACCTTGTACTCGACAACTGCCGTTCCATCACTTGATTTACTTGGTGGTGTAGAAACTTTGCAACGCCTTTTACAGAACCACACACAAGTCGCTAATGCCGCTTACGATAACGACACGCAGACAACTGTTGCTGTTCTAAAAACTGAAGGCGGAGAACTTTGCCTCAAAGCAGTACACGAAACATTAAGTCGATTTCATTTACCTGTTGATGAAGCACGCTCACTTGCTTATGCAATACACAAAGCACAAGAGATGGCTCATGGACATGATGTAGTTGAAATTGGCGACTATCGATTAGAAGATACATTCAGTCTTTAAACAACTGCTAGAATTCTAGGGTTGTAAAAGATAGTCAGCGCTCGCCAAAGCCATTGGCGTAGAGCAAAAGTCCTTCAACCCGAAGGCACTTTCATACTTCGACTTGTGACCCAACAAGCAAGATTGGAAGAACTCCGTCGATTGGTGAACGGTGAACATCACTAAATATGAAAACCCTATTGTTATTTCAATCCTCGCCACAATTATCGGAATCGGAATTGGTGGCTACTTCAATCAAGAACAAGTCGTAGTAAAGGCTCCTGTTGTAGTCAAGAAAGTTGAGCCGACTGGACTCAACCCTGAGCAGGCTCGCAAACTTGCTAAAAGCAAACTAGACGACTTCGGTTGGATAACTTCCAAAGAGTGGAAGTGTCTTAACTGGATGTGGGGTAAAGAGTCAGCGTGGAACTACAAGGCTTCATCGCCAACTAAAGACCACGGAATCCCTCAACGCCACATGAGTAAGAACTCAAAGGCAGAGATACACGCCTTCCAAACCGACCCAGTTGCTCAAATTACTTGGGGACTCAACTACATCAAGCATCGATACGGCTCCCCTTGCAAGGCAAAAGCCTTTTGGGAAATCAACCGCTGGTACTAAACTTCAGTTCAGTTTTTTGAATTATGGAGTCGCTAGGGACTTTTAAGGGATTTATCTTTTAGACTTCCAAGCATGACCACAATCGTTGCTGTCCAATTCGCTGATGGCGTAGTTATGGGTTCTGATTCTCTTGTTACTGCCGACAAGAAATACAACCACCCAAAGATGGTCAAAGTAACCACTACTGGTCCATACATGATTGCTGGAAGTGGTGAAGTGGCGGCTTGCGACATTGTTCAACATATATGGGAACCGCCTATCCCTACTGTTGCAGACAAGAAAGACCTTTACCACTTTATGATTTCAGTAGTTATTCCTTCCTTAAAAAAGAGTTTTAAAGATAATGAATACAAATGGGATGCCGAAGATGATGAAACCAAGTTTGCTTTCTTAATTGCTATTGAAGGAGAAGTGTTTGAAGTAAGTGATGATTTGTCCGTTTGCTTAGACTCCGCCGGAATCTATGGAATTGGTTCAGGTTCTTCTTTGGCAATTGGCGCACTTAAAGCAAAGGCAGACATTCCAACTGCATTACAAATTGCTTCAGACATAGACCCATACACCGCACCGCCATTTACTTTTCATACTCAAAAGAAACCAACTTTAAAGAAAAAGGCTGTAAAATAATCTTTATGGCTATTCCATTTATCGTCCATGATGTTGCTCGCTCTATCTATGAATACGCTGGCAAAGATGGACTTCCTCATTTCGAAGACTTGCCTCCTACTGTGCAGATTTCGTATATCGAGGAAGCAGAAGCCGCTCTTAAATCTGTTAGCAAGCACATTAACTTTTTAGCCACTCAAGTCGAGCCTTCAGAAATGCAACCTTTTGTTGTTGGCGTAATGATGGCAATATCAGATACATTAAAACCTAATAATGGCTGATTCTAAAGTTCATCGTTGTAAGTGCGGTGAGTGGCTTTATGACGACCAAGAGTGTGTGGTCTGCGACATAATTGATAACCGCTATAAGAAACAAAAAGGCTGAACTATAAGTTACTCTTTTCTTATCGAGAAGGGTTGTTATGGACAACGAAGCAGAAGCAAAATTAGACGCGGTCAATAATGCTGTTCACAGTCTCGCAACCCTTCTCGACAAAGAAGGAGCGATGTGCACCTCTTGGCTATTAATCAGCGAGTGGATGGACAGCGAAGGAAATCTCTGGTTTAGTACTCACACAGAGCCAGAACTACCAATCTGGCGAAAGAATGGAATGTTGCAACACGCTATCGATAGTGGAACGATGCAACATTACATGGAAAACGGAGTACCAAATGAAGGCGATAATCCTTAGTTTAACAACTGGAGTAGCGGTCGGTGCAATCTTTGCATTGTTAAAGTTTCCAATCCCTGCTCCTAATAACGCCGCTGGAATTGCAGGCGTAGTTGGTATATGGCTTGGACTCGTATTTATTAATTTTCTTTGGAATTAGTAATGGGAACTGCTGTCGGCTCAATGTATTCGTATCTTGAGAACGGATTAGGTTACTTCCCTCCAATTTTGATATTAGTTCCGTTAGCACTTATCTTTGTTATGTGGCTCGGACGCAATCTGTGAAATCATCTCCACCGCCTTATCCATCAACAACTGGTTATGAACCTTGTGCCATAACCGACCCTGAATTATTCTTTCCTGAACGAAATAACAACTTCATAAAAATTACTGAAATCGCTAAAGGACTTTGTCGGACCTGTCCCGTACAGTTGGCTTGTCGCACTTATGCAATCGGCACAGATGTTGAAGGTATATGGGGTGGCACAGATGAAAAAGAAAGAAAAGCAATACAAAAAAGAGATGAGATAGAGCCTTATAAATTAATGAAGGCTTTCGCTCACTTCTTACCAAACTAATCGTGCCTTAGGCACTATCTCGCTAGAAGAAAAGGAAACAAATGTCCGTACCAGTAACAATTGTCGGCAATTTAACCGCCGATGTAGAACTTAAGTTCACTCCACAAGGCAAAGCCGTAGCGAAGTTCTCGGTAGCCACCGCTGAAAGATTTAAAACCCCTGAAGGTAATTGGGATTCAAAGAACACTACCTTTTGGAACATTATTGTTTGGGATAAGCAAGCCGAGAATGTAGCCGACACAATTGGTAAAGGCGATGAAGTAATTATTTTCGGTAAGGCTTATACGACTTCTTGGCAAGATAAGAACACAGGAGAAACTCGTTCTCGTATTGAAGTAACTGCCACAAAGGTAGCCGTTTCATTATCTCGAGCAACTGCAAAAGTAGAAAGATATGCTCAAGCCAAAGTCGCAACTACAAATGACGACCCTTGGTCTCAAGGAGTAACTTCTAAAGGTGGCGGTTGGGCGACAACGCCATCTGACGACATTCCACCCTTTTAAGAAAATTAATTACGGAAGGACTGTTATCCTTTCGTAATATGGAAATCCAATCTGAAGAATTAACCCCTCTTGTGGTATCGGCAATTAGATTGCACGAAATCTATAAATCGCTACTCGAGGGGGGTTTTTCTTCGGACGAGGCACTATCCTTAATCTCTAAGATGACGAAGCCAAGTGAGTAGGATTCAACTATGCCAAGACCTGACTTAAATGAATTAGGTACTACTGGTCTGCGCCGTAGTGGCGGTTTCATCACAGAAGAATTTTTAAATCAACTTCGTGGTCGCAGAGGACTTCTTGTCTATCGAGAGATGGCAGACAACGACCCAGTAATCGGTTCGATTCTTTATGCTATTGAAAAAGTTATTCTTCGTCTTGAATGGCGAATTGACCCTCTTGATGATTCACCTGAGGCAGAAGAACTAGCAAACTTTATTGACGAGTGCTTAGAAGATATGAGCGACTCTTGGGACCAAACACTCGCATCAATTCTTTCAATGCTTATTTACGGATTCTCATTTCACGAAATTGTTTACAAGATTCGTGGTGGCGATGTTGAAGACCCTAAGCGTAGGTCAAAGCATTCAGATGGAAAGATTGGTTGGCGCAAGTTCCCAATTCGTTCACAAGAAACTCTTAACAACTGGATGATGGACCAAGATGGCGGCATTCAAGGATTCCGTCAGATTGACCCAACAGGTGGCGGCTTCAGAGAGATTCCTATTGATAAAGGATTGCTATTTCGCACAACTGTAAATAAGAACAACCCTGAAGGTCGTTCATTACTTCGTAACTGTTTCCGTCCTTGGTATTACAAGCGCCGTATCGAAGAAATCGAAGCAATCGGTATCGAGCGTGACTTAGCAGGACTTCCTGTTGCAAAGGTTCCACCTGAGTATCTTTCAAGTGGTGCAACTGCGGCACAACAAGCAGTATTGGCTGAGATTACTCAAATCGTTCAGAACATTAAGCGTAATGAACAAGAAGGCGTTATCTTCCCTAAGATGTATGACGAGAATAATAATGAAATGTTCTCTTTAGAACTTCTTTCATCAGGCGGCTCTCGTCAGTTTGATACAGATAAAATCATTTCTCGTTATGACCAACGAATTTCTATGTCTGTTCTTTCAGACTTTATTCTTCTTGGACACGAACAAGTAGGTTCATTTGCTCTTGGTTCACAAAAGATGGATTTGTGGACTATGAGTGTCGAAGCAATTGCTAAATCTATTGCTGAAGTTATGAATCAATACGCAATCCCAAGACTTCTAAAGTTAAACGGAATGAATACAGAACTTTGCCCTTACCTAACTTATGGAGAAGTATCTTCAGTAGATTTGGGAGAACTTGGCGACTATGTTCAGAAACTTGTTGGCGCTGGTGCGCTAATGCCTGACGAGAAGTTAGAGGCTTATCTCCGTGAACAGGCTTCATTGCCTCCAGCGGAGAATATGGTGGACTAAATGCCTTTAGTTATAAAGGCAAGTCGTCAAGACGAACCACGCCCTAATGTTCCTTTGACTCCAATGGAACAAGAAGTCGCAAGAATAATTCGCACTCATACTGCCGATGCTGAAACTGCGGCTATGTCTAATGCTGTTCAAGAAGCACTTGCCGCTCGAAATGTAGAAAGAGTTGTTGAAGCATTCCCTTGGGATTCGACAGCAGAAACTTTAAATCAAACTGCCTCTACTTTTGGACAAGTAATTCAAGACAGTATTGGAACTGGATTTCCTAAAGTTGGATTCAAAGGGAGATTCGATTACACAGACCCTAGAACTATTGAGTGGGCTAAGAATCAATCTGCTCAATTAGTAACTGCGGTTACGGATAATATGAGAAACATTATTCGCACGACTGTTGCTGAGTCTTTTACTCAAGGAGTAACAGTTAGAGATACAGCAAGAAAACTTTCTCGTTTTATTGGACTTAATGACCGACAGGCTATGAGTTTTGCAAAGTTTGAAAGTGGTCTAGCAGAAAAGGTAGCGGCTAGAACTATTACTGAACAACAAGCGGCAAAGATGATTGACGCTCAGTATAAAAAAATGATTAAGTATAGAAGTCAAATGATTGCTCGCCAAGAAATTGCTATGGCAGAAGCACATGGACGCTGGCTTGGATTTGAACAAGCAATTGAACAAGGTTGGGCGCACCCTAAATCTATGAAGCGTTGGTCTGCTTCTAGTGATGAACGCACTTGTGAGATTTGTGGTCCAATGAATGGTAAGTCTGTTGTATGGAACGAACCTTTTCCTAATGGAGTTTATAGAGAGCCAGCACATATCATGTGTCGTTGTACTACGACTTTATTAGAACCCGATTCAGCGTTGGCGCAATCCTTTATGGCTCCAGCAAAAGTAGCCCCACCTGTTATTGATATTCCAATGCCATTACTACCAACCATTCCGATTGGTAATTTGAAAGCACCACAAGACGCAATAGATGAAGCGCATAACAGAGCCTCAGGAGTAAGCACTTTTCAATACGATGCAGGACAAATTGAAAACCTAAATGTAACTACTGAAGCAGTTATTTTTAATGGCACACCTCATACTGAAATAAGAATGAAACTTACTGATTCTGCTAAAACGAGATTAACTCAAGCCGCAGAAAAGTCGATAGCAAAAGACGATGGTATGTGGAGTAAGGCTGATGCTTTCTTACTTATTGATAGAAAAGCAGGAAAGAAAATAACTTTTGCAGAAATCCCTTCCGATGTATCAGAACGACATACCCTTCGCAGAACTGTTTATAACTCAACTGAAGGAGGCGCTTCTTTTGTTGATGAAGATTTATCCTCTAAAACTTTTACTCGGTATATGCCTAACGGAACTGCTATTCGGGTTGTAGTATCTAAAGAGGCTTACGCTTACGATGGAATGGTTCGAGTAATGATTCCGGGGCGAGCGACTCCAGTTCAAATAGAAGCGGTTATGAAAGAACTAGGAGTTACTGCAAACCGCTTGCCGTCTGATGTTGATATTGAGAACATGAAACAAGCACGCATCATTAGTTTATTTACTCCAAAGTTCGGTAGCACTCTTACTAAAGCCCCTATCGAAATTAAAAAGCAAATTGATTTAATCACTAAAACCTATGGCTTTACTTTAGATGAAGTTGTAACAGAACTAGATGCTGACGGTGCTTTGCGCTTCCTTTTACCTGAAAGAGTTGCTAAAGAACTTGCTAAGACCACAGGCGTTAAATCTATGACTCACAGTCTTGGCGGTTATCTTTACGACATACCTCAAGATGAAAAGAACCAAAGAATTGCAAACTTCTTTATCGGTAACGCCAAACTTCTTTCCAATGTTCAGCGAAAAGGTCGCGGAACTGGCGGTATGGGTATCTCTGAAGCAGAAGATGTTAAAACAGGTGGCGCTGATTATGTTTTTATTCGACCTACTACAAAAGGATTAGATGATGCAGGTCGTTTCTCAGGAACAATTGTTTTTAATCCTGAGAATCTACTACGCCGTACTGACTGGTTTGCATACGCTGGTGATAGTTATGGAGTAAAGAATCCTAAATACTTTGGTCGTTACTTTAATGGGTACAACAGAGAGAACTTGAACTATATTGAAGAACTTACAAGCCCTAGTGGTCGTGCTGAAGTTATGTTTCAGGATGCAGTCGATACAAAAGACATTCATTCAATTGTTGTGGACCCAGAAACGCGAGATGGTGCGCTCGCAATTCTTAAAGGATTAGGTATAGATGAGTGGTATGGGCGTAAAATAGAAGATGTGATTATCTTGGCTCAGGAGTATCGATGAACCTAACAGAAGATTTAATCCTTACACCTCCATTATGGGGTTTAGGTAAAACGCCTAGCGTTCTAGCCTACGGACCTTTCGTTGCTGAACGAGGTAAGAATCGATTAGTGGGAATGTATCTTCGCCAAGAAGATGATGAAACAATTGTCTTTTGGGACGGAAACAGAGAACGCTACTTTGCAGAAAATGAAATAACTCTAAGAGGCATGGAAATTAAAGACGCAGACCTCGTTGAGTTAGACCCTGACCGAGCAGGACTTACAAAAGAAGATGTAATCACTAAGGCGTTACTCGCCTTCCAGCCTCGAAGTATGTGAAAGAATAAACCTATGCCATACACAATAGAAACCAATGCCGCTGACTGTAAAGGTTATGCCGTAGTTGATGAAGGTGGAAAGACTGTTGGTTGCCACACTTCTCGTAAAGATGCATTAGGTCATCAACGAGCCTTGTATGCAAATGTTCCTGACGCTACACAAAAAGAAGGACCGACTGTTAGCGATGTTCATGTTCCTACTGGTATGGGTCGTGTTCGAGTTAAGAAACCAACTTTGTCTAAGAGTGTAGATACGCTCATTACTCAACACGAAGCACTACACAAACAAACAGATACTCCTTCAGAGGCTCAATTATTTGTTCACCATAACATTATGGAAGAAATCTTAAAGTCAGGACAAGACTGTGATTGCTCTTGCGGTAAGTGGAGTGAGCCTTTAGTAATTGATTCAGTAGAAACAGAATTAGAAACTCTTGTTAAATCAGAGAACGAATCTCTTTCCCCAGTAAAACAAATAATTCAAACAGGTATTGATAATGGTTATAAGTTCGCTGATGTCTTGCACATGCTAGACATTGGTGGATACATGATAGTTGTTCGTCCAAAAGAAATAATCGAAACTCCTGAAGAACCTGAAGAAATGGAAATGGATAAATCCGTTCTTACTCGTATCAAGGAATTGGTTAATGAAGCACTTACGATAGAAAAGGAAGTTCCTAAAACTTTCGTTCCACCTAAAGGAGTACAAGAAGAAGCAAAACGCGCCTTACAATGGATTAAAGATGGACACGCTGGTGCCAACTTTACAGATGTAGGTCGTGCTCGCGCCGCTCAACTAGCAAATGGGGAAGGCGTATCAAGAGACACACTCGCTCGAATGAAATCTTTTCTTGCTCGACACGCAGTCGATTCACAAGGTCAAGGTTACAGTCCGGGAGAGGCTGGGTTTCCGTCACCTGGTCGGGTTGCGTACGCCGCTTGGGGTGGGTCTGCGGCGAAGACTTGGGTAGATAAACTATTTAGACAATACGATTTAGCAAAGTCTTATGGAGAAGTTTTAACAGTATTCAAAGCAGACGAGAAAAGATTTACTTTAGGTCCTTGGTACATTCCAGATAAAGCAGATGCTCATAATGAATGGACTGATTCAGAAGAACTACAAAACGCTCTTTGGAATTATGTTAAGTCAGGAGACCGCCGTATCCGCTTACAACATAACAAGAATGTTGTTGCTGGTGAATGGGTCGAAACTATGACTTGGCCTTACCCTGTTTCTGTTCCAGTTACAAAGGTAGATGGCACAATCGATGAAATTACTTATCCTAAGGGAACAGTTTTCATGGGCGTTCAATGGGAACCTTGGGCGTGGGAGTTAGTTAAGAAAGGAAAACTTACAGGATATTCAATCGGCGGTAAGGCTGAAAGAGTTCTTGTTGATTTACCTGAAGGAGAAGAATAATGGAAGAAGTAACTAAACACGGAAGCCATAATCAAGCAAGCCACGGAAAGAAAGGTGGCGGTGCTGGTGGTGGTTTATCTGCCGCTGATGATAAAAAGATGAACGCTCTTGCTGTTGATATGTATAACCACAAACAATCAATGCCATTAGATGTAAGAACAGGTAAGAACACTCCTAAGGCTCAAGCGTATCGTCAGAAGTTCACACAAATAGTTGATGAAGCCGCTGGTATTCTTGGTAAATCTCCTAAAGAGGCTTTCGGAGAACTTAATCGCCGAATGGGAGTTGGCGGTTAATGGAGATACTTCTGCACCGCCGAGTAACAAAAGCAGAATGTCCTACTGCTACAAAAAATGTAGCCACAAATCTAAGGAACCGCGAGAAGGCAATTAAGACTGCCGCCTATGGACCACTTAATCCTGAAGAAGCCAATACAGAGTTTTGGAATGCAAAGGCTGAACGCTGGGATGTTAGTATTGAAGAAGCAAAGAAATCTCGATGTGGTAACTGTGCGGCATTTATACAAACAAAACAAATGCTGACTTGTATAAAAGAAGGATTAGCAACTGGCGATGAAAGAAGTGAAAACTCTTGGGATGTTATCAACGCTGGCAAATTGGGCTATTGCGAATCCTTCGATTTCAAATGCGCTTCGTCAAGGACTTGCGATGCGTGGATTAGTGGCGGACCAGTCAAGTAAATCCGGCGACAGCCAAAATACTTAAGGTAATTTGTACAGTTAATCCGTACCCAGTTTAAAAATAACCATCTAATGAAGTTCTCTCAACGCCGTTAATGGCGTGATACTTACTCCTGCAAGTTAAACCTAGCCCAAGGAGGAATGTATGACTCAAGCAACAAGACCGTCTATACAAGACGCAATTACTGCCATTCGGAAACTTCGTAATGAAGTACCTGAATTCAATCCCAATGATGCCGACAGCAAGGAAAAGATTGAAGAATTCCATCTAACTATTCACGGATTAGTTATGACGATTCAAGAAGAAGTCGGCTTTGATAACTACGAGCAAACGCTCAAGTTTATTGACCAAGAGATTCGCAACATGGCGAACCTTGAGGTATCACGATGAAAGCGCTCGCTGTTAAAGGCTTAACTCAGATTAATGATGCCAATGACCCTGTTCAAGAACTAAATCTCAAAGGCGAGATTTCAGTTATTGAATTTGAAAAGGAAGAACTTGTAAAGAAATGTTATGACTTTATCGGAACTAATATTGTCGAAGCCGTTCATCTTCCTAACTTTGGTGTAACGATGTGGCTTGATGAGGAAGGTAAATTGAAGAATAATGTTTTACCTAACCTCGATGGCACTCTTTTGTTTATGCGACAGTTTATGGTTCAAGATGTAATTATGGGTCATGTCGTATTCACTTCAGATAAAACCGATGATGAAGGTTGGGCATTAGGACTTAATGATGCTGAACTAGAAAAACTTAAGGAAGAAATCCTTAAGATGCAAAGCAAGCGTCCCGATACTGCGTTTGCTACCGATGTTCTTAACTCCGAACCTAAGAGGGGATAACAAATGGCTAAATTACTAGAAGAATCAAAAGGCTTTACTTACGAAGGCGTTCTTAATAAGAACCCTGATGTTTTAATTGATTGGTTTGATGATTTAGGAACTAATAATCCTTTATCGTTCTTATCAAACTTTTATGAAGGTTCGCCCTTCAAATGTTACGGAACTGTATGGGCTACTTCTGAACACGCTTACGCCGCTCAGAAAGTTTATGGAGTAGATGAACAACTCTATAAACGAATCGCCGCCTCAACAGACCCACAAGAAGCAAAGACCCTTGGTCGAACTGCCCGAGTAATCAGACACGATTGGGAAGAAGTTAAATATAATGTTATGAAAACAGTCGTAGCAGAGAAGTTTCTTTCTAATCCAATCCTGACTGATGCACTCTTAGGAACAGGAAACGCCTATCTGCAAGAAGGCACCTTTTGGCACGATACAGTTTGGGGAGTTAATCTGATAGGAACTAATCCTGACGGCTCAACAGACATTATCGAAGACCCTCTACAACGAGAGGGAAAGAACTGGCTTGGAACTATCTTGATGGAACTCCGAGCAAAGATTCGACTAGGAATTGCCACCTCTGTTTTGACCCAGTAGGTTGTGAAATGCAATAGGGGAAGATTGCAAAGAGAGACACCCAACGAAATCTGTTGGGTGTCTTTCCTTTTGTCCCTTGTGGCGTTGCGCTTAGAAATTATGAACCATGTGTTACTCTTTTTTCACCGACTAAAAGGGTTTGCGTAATAGTCTTTACGCAAAATGTTATGCCCCAACGGTGTAGGAGGATAAATGGCAAAGGCAACAAAGATGGTACGCCTTGCTGTTGATGAAACTAGCGGAGTGGACCATCCAGCACACCTTTCTGAAGGTTGGCTTGTTATGAAATCCGCTAACGCTGAAGAAATCGAAGCGGTAATGAACTCACTTACCGAAACAACAATAACTAAGGAGGACTCAGTGTCCGATGAAAGCACAGTTGTAACTGAGGACGCAGTTGTTGCGGAAGCGCCAGTCGCTGAAGCATCAACAACTGAGTCACCAGCAGACGACAAAGATGCAAAAATCGCTGAACTTGAAGCCGAACTTGAGAAGGCTAAGAAAATGCCAGCATTCTTGAGCGACAAGCAGATGGACGGCGAAACAGATGAAGAATACGCAAAGCGTATGAAGAAGATGGAAGATGCAAAGAAGAAGCCAATGGAAAAATCATTGGAGTCTGTTGAAAAGGCATACGCAGTTGAAAAGGCTCGCGCCGATGAAGCAATTGCACTTCTACAAAAAGAACGCGATGAGCGAGCAGATGCTGATGCTATCGCTAAAGCAAAGAATTGGAACAACCTTCCTTTGGAAGCAGAAAAGGTTGGTCCAGCACTTCGTCGTCTATCAATGATTGATGAAGAATTAACAAAGAGTATCGAAGGCATTCTTGAAGCCGTAAATGCTCAAGCAAAAACCTCAAACCTATTTGCTGAAATTGGAAAGTCAGTTGATTCATCTGCAACAGATGCATACGACCGTCTTACTGCTCTAGCAAAGGCGGCAGTTGAATCAGGCGTAGCACCTTCATTTGAAGTTGCAATGGCTGATGCCGCAATCGCAAACGCAGACCTTTACAAGCAATACCTCACCGAGAAGGGTGCTAAGTAAACATGGCATACGAAATCAATAACTATTCCGTAAGAGCAACCTTCGTTGCTGGTGCGGATTTATCAACAAAGCAGTACACATTTGTTAAGTTGAACTCATCAGGACAGGTTGTAGCAGCAGCAGCCGCTACCGATGTTCCAATCGGAGTTCTACAAAACAATCCAACATCAGGTGCAGAAGCGTCTGTAACAATCGTAGGCGGAACAAAGATTGTAGCCTCAGCCGCTGCAACTCTTGGAACCGCACTAAACTTCGGAACATCTTCTGCTGGTAAGGCTGCAACACTTGCTGTTTCAGACACCACTAAGTATGTTCTTGGCGTTTATCTTGAGGCACCAGCCGCTGATGGCGACATCGTTGCCGCAGTTATTAACTGCGCTAACCCAACTCGAGCGAACTAAGGAGCCGAATCTAAATGCCACAACCAACATTAACCGATTCGCATATTGATGCGATTCTTACAAACATTTCTGTTGCTTACATGCAGAAGCAAGAAAACTTTATCGCTGATAAGGTTTTCCCAGTTATCCCTGTCGATAAGAAATCAGATAAGTACTTTGTTTACACAAAGAACGACTGGTTCCGCGATGAGGCACAACGCCGCGCAGATGCCACAGAGTCAGCAGGTTCAGGTTACAACCTAACCACAGGCACATACGCCGCTGATGTATGGGCATTCCATAAAGATGTAGGCGACCAAACACTTGCTAACTCAGATGCACCATTGAACCCACTTCGTGAGGCTTCAGAGTTCGTAACACACCGCTTGCTACTTCGCAAGGAACTTCAGTTCGTTTCTGACTTCTTCACCACAGGTGTATGGGCAGACGATGTAACTGGCGTTGCTGGAACTCCTTCATCAGGACAGACAAAGCAATGGTCAGATTATTCATCTTCAGACCCAATCAACGACATCGAGGCTGGAAAGTCTGAGATTCTTGGTAACACAGGACAGGAAGCAAACACTCTTGTTCTTGGATACGAAACATTCCGTCAGTTGAAGAACCACCCTGACCTAGTTGACCGTATCAAGTACACATCTTCACAAACAATCACAACCGATATGTTGGCCGCAATGTTCGACATTCCTCGCGTTATGGTTGCAAAGGCAGTAAAGGCTACTAACAACGAAGGTGCCGCTGGTGCGTATTCATTCGCATACGGCAAGGGCGCACTTCTTTGCCATGTTGCTACAAACCCAGGAGTTCTAACTCCTTCTGCTGGATACACATTCAATTGGACTGGCGTATCAGGTGGTCTTGGTGCCAACATCGGAACTTCATCATTCCGTATGGAGTCAATCAAGGCGACTCGCGTTGAGGCTGAAATGGCTTTCGACAACAAGGTAATCGGTTCAGACCTCGGTTACTTCTGGAATACAATCGTCGCTTAATTAAGTCAATAAAGAGGGGGGAGTCGTAATTGGCTCTCCCTTCTTTTCTTAGAAAAGGAAAATAAATG